TTAGGATCAACCCCGGAATCCCAAACTATATTGTTCCCAGGAGTTAAATAGGTTGTATGTATTTTACTGTCTGTTGAATTAAAATAATATTGATTTATTTGTAATGATGTTGGATCGGGTGCTGTGGTGATGGATAAGAGTGTTACCCTATCAGCCTTCCCCAATAGAGAAATGTCATTTAAAGCTTTATAAACGAATGGCAAATCTCCAAAATTCATATATTTAGTCTGTCCGCTGTCGTTATCACCAATCAATATTTTATCGGTTGATGCCGGGATCAGTTTTTGTAGCATTCCACGCCAAAATTTCATAGCTTAATCTCCTATTGATTTAAATTTAGTACCTGAAACATTTTTTATCTCATAACTATCTTTATTTAAAAAGTCAACGCACTGTTGTAAAAATTCCTGTCCTATCTTTTCCGATTCTTTGGAAATAGACATTAAGATTTTATCATCTACTTTTTCACTGTCAAGTGAGGTTTTAAACGTTACACCAAAAGGTGAAACGTTAACGTTTTGATTCCTGATAAAACGTGAATACGTCAAATACGAAATAGCCTTTTTTAGCCCGGTGCAATACTGTTTTACCTTTTCCCCGCCAATGGTTTTATCCCAGTAACACCCATTCATTAAATCACTAATTTCATCCTGACTGAATGTTTGAGAATTATTAATATCAATCGGATTGCCTGAATTGTCCTGTAAGATTGAATCATTTAATTGTTGGTACAATTCGGCTCCTATTGCCGGGATAACATAAAGTAATTCGGCTTCCTCAATGTAGGGTTCAATGCGTGAATCATCCACGTTTAAAGCGATTGACTTAACCTCTCTTATGTTGCTAATTGTTATTAACATTTTGTTCGGGTAATAAAAGGTTTATACTATCATCATCAATTTCAAATACCACTTTCAAAATGTTTTGTTTCTTCTGTGGAGTCATAGTCGCATCCGAAAGGATTACAAGGACTTCTTTTAATCCAACACCTCCCAATCGTTCAGCCATCGTTTCTTCAACATCATATTTCTTTGGTAGAATTGTATAATCTTGGTCCTGATTAATCATCGGGTTATGCCATTTTGAAAAGATATTTTTAAAAGATTCTTCCAAAATCATTCTTTCTTTCCCCGTAATCGAGTTATAAAAAGCATAAGCGTTTTTCATCAGTTCTGATCCGAAATTCGAACCTACATCTTCAGCCCGCAAAATAGGTGGTTGCGAAAACACCCGCCCTATGTTATCCTTTGAACTCTTTTCCGTTTCGGTAAAATCCTTATCGTAGGAATTCATTTTTAAAGGGATGAATTCAGGTTTTTCAGTCGGATTCTTGCATTGGATATACATTAACTTTCCCGTTTCAGTATCCCCCTGAAATGAAGTCAATTCTTTTTTAGTTTTATTTTCTTGATCCTCGCTTTGATCTGAATTATCATAATCAACCAATAAACCAGCAGGAAGAAAATTATTCCGGGCGTTTCTTAATTTGATATTTGAAAGCCCTTCCTCCGTACTCATGTCGGTAAGTTCTGCATCAAAAATTGGAAGTGGGTAAACTTTATCCCCCCGGTTAGAATAATAAAAAATCTGACCTTTATAGTTTCCCCAACCACCCGCTTCATCGACTTGTGCCTGAATTACTAAAGCGTTTGGATCGTAAAAGTCTATAAAATCAATATCACTCGTTCTGAAAGGTTTTAAGCGGATGTTTCTCCTACCCCAATCCTCATGGATCGCTATCTTATTGAAATGATAGTCCACATCAAGGTTTTTAAATCTTACATTTTCAAATGGGATATGTTGTACTTCAATAATCTGATAAAGTGCGTTGTAATTGACGTGTAGGGCGAATCCCCCTTGTTTAGCATAATCATCGCTTACCTGTTGAAGCAAGTAATCCGGTGTTTGTCCTTTACGGTTTACAACTGCCTGAAAGAATTCTTTGATATTAAAACCCCTACCCTGAATGAAAGATGAATACGTGCGAACACAACTTGATCCAGTACCTGAAGCATCCACAATTTCAATTACTCGTTGAGGGTAATCGTTGTATTTCCCATTCGTTTGAATTTGTAACCAATACTCATTGCGGGTTTCTTGTCTTTTTTGAGGTTTAAGTGTACTGGCCTTCATGGTTATTATTTTTTTGGTTTCTTCACTGGATTTAATAGTTCATCTAAATTTTCCGGAATCTTCGTGAAATACTTTATATATGAGGGTGTCCTTTTTAAATGATATATGGCAAGTTCATTTGTAAGATTTACATTCGTTGTTGTCTTATTACCATCTATATCTTCAAGTACAGCCCCGGCTCGAAGTGAGAATAAACATTTGTCTTTTTCCATAGCCTTTGTTTTTGAGAAATGTATTAATTCCATGTAGGCATCAAAATAGCAGTTTGAACATCCTGAAACTATTCGACCTAAATAGAGTTTAGATAAGCGTTCAATGATTTTTCTGAATTCAAAATCATTTTCTAATCTGAAGGACAATTCAGTAGAATTTTTGAATTGTCCTTTAGATTGAAGTAGTATCTCAAAATCGGTTATCATCCCGCTGTGTAAATCAAAGCCTTAATCATTGATTCGGTAGTGGTAATATCAGTTTTGAATACTGATAAAGGAAGCGATGGTTCGGGTGCATTGTCATTTGTTCCCAATGTAAGTGAGTAAACAACACCATCGGCATCTGTTGAATTTGATACATAATCATTCAATTCCAGTCCTGAATAAAAACCGTATGCTTCATATTTCGTTGCCCCCACTGTATCAAAGGATTTATTTTTCAGGATCACAATAAATATCCCTTTTGATATTTCCATGATCCGGGATTTAATATCCTGTGTCTTATCGAAAACTCTAAGGATAGTTGAAGGAGTAAACATTTTGCGGTATTTTCCCTTTTTCAATTTATCATCAAAGTCAAGTCCATGATTCAGCGTATCAAAAGAATATGCCTTTTTCCCGGCCTTCAAGACTAAATTAGTAATTACACCACCTACAATGGTTGTAAGTGTTTGATCCACATCACTAATATTAATTAATATGGCTTCACTTTCTACGCCCAAGGTAACGGGTTTGTCCGCATCGGCTGCAACAATATTTGCTGTTAAATCTCCGTAGTTCATAATGTTAATAATTATATTGTTAATAATTAAAAGGGTGGATTTTACACCACCCTGTTTTTATAGTGCTGCCATAAACCGAACTTCGTTAAGAACCAAAGCATCCAATTTATCAAATGTTTCAATGTAGTTCTTACGATCCTTTTTTTCATACCACATATTCAGCGAGTCGAACGCACTTCCGGAAGGTGTTCCTATTCCCAGGTTCTGTTTTTCAATTAAAATAGCCCGGTGAGGTTTATACAATTTCGTTCCATTGTTATGGAAAGAGCGAATCATTTCATCCCAAATTGGGAATGGAACTAAGCTGACTCCCCGGAAATTTAAAGCCTTAATTCCATCCTGAAGGATAGTGTAAGCCTGTGGAATATTGGTTTTGCTTTCCAAATACCGTTGGTATCCATCAGCAAATGATTGTGTGCAAGCAATAACCGCTGTCGCACTTTGACGCAACAGAATAGGTGCGTTAAATAACAACTGATCCAAAGTTGAATATACAATGTCACCTGTTAGTTTGGAAAATTGTAAGGCGGTGGATGCTTCTCCGTTTGCTGCTATATTTACGAGTTGTCCGGGAGCTGCAACGGTTTGAGCAATTAGCTGTTTCCAGAGTCCATCAATAACATTAAAATACTTTGGATCAATACCATTAGTAATTAATCCGTTGTCGGCAAAATTATCGGCATCAACATCATTGAACCATATCAATCTCCATAAGAATTTTTTAATTGCTTCGGTCAATACCTTCACCATGATTGCCATGTAATCGGTATCGGTAAGATCATCCACTTTAGCGTGAATATTCATTGCGTAAACGACTGCTGTGTTCAGTAGGTCATCAGCACAAATGTCTAAGCGGATTTCCCAATCTTTGGGGTTCCATGTCTTTCTACGTGTTCCTACAGCCCAATCCTGCGAAGTAATTCCATTACCGCAAGTCTGTTTTTTAATACCTACTAATCCACCTTCACCGATAAATCCAATTTCTTTACCCGTTACAATGGTCGAAAACATTGTATGTAAGAAATTCAGGTCCGGAGCTTGCAGAATTTCATCAAATAAAAGTTCGTTAATGTCGCGAATTTGTTCCGGTGTGAAATCAAACTTCGCTAAATCTATTCCAGTCATAATTTATTTCCTCCTTATTTTTTAAGTTTATTTTTAATTTCTGCTTTCCTTTCCTCACTGGTTTGATTCGGAACTGTTTTAGGTTTCTGTTGACGTTCCCCGGCAACGTAAGTGCTTCCGATCTGTGCTTTCAGATTCGTAATAACCGATTCTGATTCGGTCAATAAATTTTTAAGATTCTCATTCTGTGTCTGTGCTGCTTTCAATGTTTCGTTTTCAGTTTCCAAATCGGAACATTTCTTTTTAAGCTGTTCCAGTTCAGTATCATCAGAATTTTCATCTTCAACAGCTGTGATCACTCCGTTTAAAATGGTAACCTCTTTTCCACTTGGCAATACAAAAGTTCCATCGGGTGATGCATTTACACCTTCAGCAAGGCTTTCTTCATCAGGACAATCAGCGGAAAAAGCAACTTCCCCATTATCTCCCTTAAAGTCTGTGTTGGTTGTACTACCGTTTCCCCCAAAGAAATTTTTCAGCTTTGTAATGAATGAATCGGCTGCATTCATTACTTCTTGTTTCTTTTTGTCCATTGTAGTCTGTGTTTTTGGTTTGTAATTGGTGTTATATGAATTGATTTTTGAAATGAATCCTAAATCCAAAAGCTCCTGTGCGGTTCTGATTTTTTCCTCTTTCATTTTAGTTTCAAGGACTGCCCGGTCTGTGCCAGTGCGTTCAGCGTAAATGTCGAGGATTGCGTTTTGCTCCGTTTCAACCGTTTCAGCCATCTCACGAAATTCAGAAGCGGTAAGCGATTCCCAGGATGAACCTCTGACTTGATGCATTAATGCCCGACAATTCGGGTTAGCAGTACGGTTTTCAATGGGTGCGGCAAGTAAAAGGGTAAGAGCCATTGAGTGGCATTCACCATCAATGTTCATGAAGATATTTTTACCGCTATTGCGGATCAAGTCATATTCTGTCAATCCTTCAGTGGTTGATCCACCCGGACAGTGAATGTGAAACATGAAATCTTTTTCATCCGGGTTATTGTCAAAAAGTGCATTTACGGTTTCGGCTGAAAAGACAGAATTCTCATAGCCCCAAAATGACATCATTACTGACTCAATTTCGTTTGCGATCTCGTTATAAATTCTTGTTTCAATCATTTTATTTAATTTTGATTGATACAAAAATATTGAAATATAATAACACATGTTGTTATATTTTTTTACCAAAACAAACATTTGTTGTTATATATTTTTACCATAAAAAAAGCCGAACTTCACAGCCCAGCTTTTTAGGTAAACAATTTAAAATTTAAAAGAAATGAAAAAACTTAATTATGAGA